ATCGTAAGTAGCAGCTTCCCAAGTAGGCTCTTCTAGTTCATTTCTAGCGTGAATATGGAAAATCGTAGCCCCTGCGTTGTAACATCTCTGAATATCTTGAGCAATTTCTAAAGGGGTAACAGGAAGATTAGGATTATCTTTTTTAGTTGGAACCATACCAGTTAAAGCCACATTGATTATTAACATATCGCATATCCTTCTGGAAGATATTGTAACACAATTTTCTTATCTTCATCTGATAACCCATTTATACTTACCCTTTTAGAACTATGAAACAACCCATGTACTCTTTCTAAGGCTGCTGGATTACTCCCCACAACTTTCATTTTTGGATATAAAGCTCTGACCAATTCTGTGCCTAATTTTTCACAATTCCATAAATCCCAACGAGATTCAATACTTCTGCCCAGTAATTGGGGATTCCACAAAGAAGGACAAAAAGTGAACCCTCCATTATAACTAGAATGAATTGACCAGGGCTTGACTTCTACAATTTCTAATTCCTGCCAATGTTCAACAGATTCAACTTCACCAGTATGCCATGATACGTCATCTGTTAAATTAACTCGAACTACTTCTTTGTGTTTATCGTCCATATACTTAGCTAAGGAATAAATTACGGATTTATTTACTTTTCTATTTAGCCAATGGTCAGGTAAAAATATCAAAAGTATTTCGTCTAAGTGAGAATAACAGATTGATTTTAATCCTTCTCCAAAAGAATTTTCCCAATCCCAAACACCATCACTAAAACAAGGCACTTGTTGAAATTTAATGTTAAATGGAAGGTCATTTTCCCTATCTCCAAAATAGATAATCTCTTCATCCCCATAATATTTAGCAAACAATTCTGCAAATATTCTAATTGCCCATTCGTACTCATGGGTGCCCAGCAAGATAGGTATCATTCTTTTATTTGAAATTCAGTATCAACAACCATATAGAGACTATTAAGAGGAACAATAGCCACTTTTTTGTCTTCGTGTTTATCTACGTTTATTTCTTTTCGATTTATAAATACAACTGTATTTTCTTCAATATAGAAAAAAGATGCTTTTAACTCAAAATAAATATTTTCCGTTACAAAAACCTTATATCTATTCATTAAAATCTCCTTAAGTATTTTTATCTTTATTCCAATTCCATATTCATAAGTGTCGGGTAGATAAATAATATTAGTGATTGACTACCCTGTAAAATGAATAATAGAGGAAACTACATCCAGCAAAAAGGATAAGTGAACAAAAGAAAAACTGCCTCAGATTCTTAGCTGCTTTTCTCTTTTTATAATCTGAAAATTCTTTAGCTGTTTGAGTCACGATAAAATCAGGCAATTGACCACTTTACTCCAAAACCGCCACCATTTTCAGCCCCATCATGCAGATTATCAAGCCTCAATTTTGGCTCTTCCAATGTTTCCCAAAAATCATCCATATCGGGCCTAAATAGGTCATCAAAGCAAATAATGTGATTAGGGGTCATATAAGGCAACCAAGCTTCCAACTCTAAATTGGTTTGTTGCAAAGTGTGGGTGGTGTCAATGAACAAAATTGAAGGTTGACCAAATTTTTCCACTATCGTTTTAGCAGAACTAACAGAATCACCTTCATAAAAAACAAAATTAGGACAGACATTTTGAATATGACTTAATTGTTGAGGATGGTCATAGGTAATGTCTACACCAACCACTTTGCCTTCTTTATGACCTAAAGCCATATGTAGACAATCACCCCCGCCGCATACTCCTAGAATAACACTCAGTCTAGGTTTTAATTCCTTAGTCAAAATTCCCAAAAATCTATAATAAGGACTGGGAGGAAATAATTTATTCGGATAAGGCTTCTGTTGAACTGCCTCGTTGGCCCATACTTTTAACACGTGTTCAGATAGGTACATTGTTATTCCTCGTAGACTAATACACCATAACCACAAATAGGATGTAATCTGTCATCTTGAATTTTATAATAAGGTAATTCGTTAAAATATTTTAGTACATCATCATCCATTGCATGAAGGTCATCAAATAGAACATAAGCTCCATTAACTAAATAAGGCTTGTAAGCTTCAAATTCAGCTTTAGCCATTGCGTAGGAGTGCTCGGTGTCAATATGTAAAAGATGAATGGGATATGTTCCTCCATGTGGGTCCTTAAAAATATCACTAGTAGCGGGTAATGATGCCCTTTGCAAAAATTCTATATCAGGAAATTCATCTAAAACAAAGTGTAAATCCGGGTCAAAAACTGTATCTAATCCTATAATAATGTTATCTGGATTTCCTGCTGCCAAAGAAGCTAAACCTCTGCCTTTGTGAACACCCAATTCAACTAAAGTTCCATCTTTGATTGTTGCTGCCAACAATCGCATTAAGTTATAATATGGAGAATAAAATTCCTGATAAACCCAAGATAAATTAGCGGGAGGCTCTTCTTTAAGAGATTTTTTAATAATATTTTCAAGTTTCATAATCGATTTTTCTTTTGTTAATAAAGATACTTGTTTTCCATTTGTATTCTAAAATAGGACCATAACCAAAAAATTCTATTTTTTCCCAACCTGTCTCATAATTTCCAAATAATCGTTCCTCTGTTTTTTCCAGATAATAAGTCCTATCTGTGTTGTCTAACACAATACAACCGCCAGGTTTAATGTGAGAATGAGCATGCGCTAAACAAGATGCCCTAGCTGACCCATCGATCAAGATTAAATCAAAATCACCATAATTATCAATCACAGAGGCATATTTTTTGAAATTAACTGGACCTAACAAAGTTGAGCCACTTTTATAGCAGCAAGGATCACTTTTATCATTACAAATTTCTCCCTCTTCAAAAGGGATATATTGATAATCTACCCAATCAAGCAAACTTGGTCTAATCTCTTGATACCATTCTAAGTTATGCTCGATTGAAACTAATTGCTGGACACAACTTAATTGTGTCCAGAATAAAGTAGATTCTCCACTGCCCCATTCAAATATTTGTCTAGGTTTTAGACTTTCAATATATTTTGTAGTTAGATAAGGTAGCCAGGGTTTATTTCCCATTGCAGAATATAACCCCTTGACAATTACTGCCAGCATAAGGATATAATCTTTTCTCGCCGGGCAACGATTCAAAATACTGAACCATTCCCTTTCCAGGAGGGTCTACTTTTGCATCGTGGAAATCAGGCGAAACATCATCAGCAATCCAAATAGCATCTTTATCTAGTAATTGAGAATAAAGCTCCCATTCTTTTTTGCTAGGTAAAAAATGGTGGCTACTATCCTGGAAAACAACACCTAACTTCCCATGTTCCTCACAAAACGAGAATACCTTATTCCAGGTAGTAATATTGATTGAATCACCTTGAATAAAATAATAATTGTTTCTAGGTTTATGAGGAACTGCATTTATATCAATCCCGATTACAAACCCATCATATTGTTCGGCTGCCATTGTCATGTAGGTAGAAGCTAGTCCTGCCTCTACTCCAATTTCAAGAGCTACCAAAGGTTTTCGCCATAACAACAGATGATACAAAAATCGGTAATAATTCCTGCGTTCAGGATTTCTTAGAAGGTCTACCTCGTTTGGAAGTTCCTGTTGACTTAACTGAATCAGTTCCTCTATCTTGTCCCACATCTACTAATTCCTTTGTTTGAAGTTCATTTTTCGTAATTGGGTTAATCAGAACAAAACCCATTGGAATGTCTCCATGTAAGCCCTGACTAAATAAGAATTTAGGCTCAGGCATTTCTTCCCAAAATTTTAACATCCCATCAAAATTATAAGCTGTTGTTATATCGTCGCAGATTACCAAAGCTGGACTAGCCATTAAAGGAGAATATAAATCCCATTCTTTTTTGGCATATTGATAATCGTGCCAGGCGTCAATGAAAATGATTGATATTAGAGTATTTAGATTCTGAATAAATGGAACAGCATCCCAAGTCCAGCGATTAAGATAAGTCAGATTCTCATAATGTCCTGCTGCTTCAATTGTCCTTAATTGAGCCGCCTTATCCTCTCTGTGTATGTCGCAGGTTATGCACAAGCCATTAGGATTCCCTGCCGCAAAATGGGCCGCTCCTGTAGCTTGCCAGCTTCCAAGTTCAACTGTCAATTCTGGCTTTAATTCTTTGGCGATTAAATAGAACAATTTGTAGTAAGGGTTAGTGTGTCCAATCCAGTGAACCTGTTCATTGTACCTACTGTCTAGCCAATCGTCCCCGGTTGGCTCTTCTTTGAGAGATTGGTCAATCAGTCTTTTGATGTCATCTAAAGTAAAATTTTTCATTTATCTTCCTTTAATTTTTTCTATAAGTAACAACTATGGTGGGTCCTTTTCTAAACAAAAAACCACCTAACAACAATCTTAAACATCCTGTTTTATGATTGACATTTGTAACAGAATCTACTTCCCAACCTCTTAGAGACCACCACCAAGCAGCTTGTTTGAATTGATTCGTATTGCCATATTCCTTGACCATTTGGCTCATTTTTTCAAACTCTGTAGAAATGCTTGCCCGCCACTAATAGACATTAACATTAAAAATAAATCTCCTAGATAGGTTGGATAAAGCCACATAAGAAACAAAGGGGCACTGATCCAAACACCACTACAATAGGCACAACTGAGACCTTCGGATAAATTGTGCCACTTTCCAAACCACCTATCAGTTGTTGCATCTACATTTGGGTTTATCCCTTTTTGAATCATTTCCCAATATGAATGGTCTAAAGCCCAATACCTAATTCTCTTAAAGATAAAAAATGGGCCGTCATCATCAGCTATCATTTTAGCCAACCGATAACAGACAAAGACACAAAGAAGTAACCTAAATTCCCAGGAAATTTCTGGTAGTATCATTCTTGATTGCCTCTAGTAAATCATCCCTCAAAGTATATTTTACCTTACCCACATGATACCTTAATAATTTTGGTAGATTGTAAGGTGATTCTGTTTTAATCCAATCATCATCGTTTTTAGCTTCTTCCAACCATTGGGAAGCGGGCCGGTGTAATTGTTGGGTGGTAAATTTATCAAAATAAGGAAGAGTAGGTTCCTCTTTCCAAAAAGGGGCATGCATCAATCGGCGCTCATAAATGTTATCTCTAAATCCACCCAACAAAGAAACATCAGTAATCATTTCTTGGGTGTAGGGTTTAATTCCTTCTTGCCCTAAAGGTCCCCATTGAGGGAACATTTCACCCCCAAAATTGGAGCAGATTTTAGCATCCCAGGAGCGGGTAGTATTCATTCCATCGCCGACAAATTCAAAGTTATTTTTGTCTGCATTAAATCTAGTTCGACCTTTGTTTCCTACTCGATGCACCAAATGAGGAAACCACTTTACATATTGAAAATTGTTAGCATATTGAATTCGCCAGAATGATAAATCAAATTCACCTTTATCAAATCTTTGGAGCATCAATTTTAGTAAATCTTCATGCCAGATTTCGTCCGCTTGCCAATAAAGAACATTCTCGTATTGACAGAAATCTACTAAAACATTAGCTAAATGAGCAAAAACATTAGCATCGGTAAACGGAAAAGAACCTTCTAAAATAACTTTAATTTTGGGATTGCTTTGTGAAACAGATTTGAGAAACTCAATAGTCCCGTCATCACTTCCACAATCCATGATGACCATTTCATTAACAAAAGGTAAAAATTGGGCCATCGTCTCTGGAAGCATAAAGGCTCCCTTGAACGTATTCCTTATAAAGCAGCAAGCCGATAATGGGTAAGTCATTAAAAACCGCCTATGTATGACATCGTATTTTCTCCATTTAATTCTTTTCTAATTCTATCTTCCAAAATAAGAAGGGCAATGTATTTATCAAGTTCAGCAAATTTAGTTACTTTATTCCCAGGACCAATGAACCCTATACAATCAAATTCAAGCGTTTCCTCTTGAAAGAAAGCTGTTAAATCTTTAGCCTCAGCCTCTAGTAATCTAAGGGCTTCTTTTTCTTCTGTAGTTAATGTTTGTTTGATATAATCAGGAATATCCGCTAAGGTCTTCATGCAAATTTTGTACTCCCTATAATTTGACCAGATTCATCAATCAAAACAAGCTCATAACCTGAACCTGTTGACTGTTCTACAAAAGTTAATCTGAGACCTAAGTCAATTCCATCTTGAAACAGACATAAAGAAAATTTACCTGTTGAAGGCTGACTTTGTTTTCTAACCAATCTAAAAATTGGATTGATAGTAGTATGGTCAGTTCCACCCATCCACCCTAAACCAAAAACGGCATCAGCGTACTTTGGTTCTGATAGATGTTGTGGACATAAAGGCCAGATAATACCAGCCCCAATATAAGGTTTATTTCCAATATAAACCATTCCGCCAGAATAAGGAAAGCCAGCATCACCGTTAGCGTTACTAAACCCAACTACCCCTGTTTTATTGTTGTAATCAGGAGTGATTGAATCTGGATTAGGTAAAGCTGGTGCACCATTCCAAGAATGAACTACCGCTATTCCTTCGGCCGGACTTCCATTTTCAAGTTGAAATTTAGGAATAAATTCGGCAACTCCATCTCGAATATAAAAGCCGACTAGCTTCCAAACAAGAGAATTATTGGGAGCAACATCCCAACCAAATTCGCTATGGATTGAAACATCAACCCAAGATAATAATTCTTCGTATGTTTCTATTCTAGGGATGACTTGTAAACTCGGTGAATTGTTGTCTCTTAAGTCTTGTACAAATAGTTCGGTCATTTTTTACCTTTTAGATATTACTCGCCAACCATCACCAGTAAAATCGGTTCTACATTTAATACCTTGAGCTTTTAGAGATTTTTCTACTTGCTTGCAATCATCAGGACCTCCTTCATGCTCAATTGTGTTGTAGCCAGCTATCAAATCACCCAGTGGTGTTATCCAATCGAAACTTCCACCAATTGCTAGTAAATCGTCTATTTTATCGTTATTCATTCGATTTCCCTTTAGGCATTGCACTAAGCAAAACAAAAAGATTACCCATAACCTGATATAACTGTACTCTCACATAATCTAATTGTAGCATCAAAAGATTTAAGGGAACAAAAAGCAGAATAAACATCCTTGGTTGAAAAAGGATAACCAATTGCTATTCTTCTAATAATATCATTGACTAGATTTTTATCTAAGTCATCTACTTTCACTTTACTAAACTTTTTAACCCTTCTTCAACATTTCTCAATTTAATTCCTAAATTATGAATCTTGTTCAGGTTAAAAGTAGTATCTTTAGGTCTAGGGGCTAATCCTTTTATTTTATCCAACGAAATTGGATTGATGCCTTCTGTGTTACCTCTGAAAATTTGAGCTACTTTTAGACCAAAATCATACAAAGTCATTTTTTCATCTGCTGCCACATGATAGATTTCCTCAACATTAGAGACTTCTATAATCTTCCAGATAGCCAAAGCTAAATCCTCTGCTGAGGTATGCTGCCAATAAACATCATTGACTAGATTGCAAGATTCTCCTTTATCCAATTTACTCAAAATAGTAGTCATCCAATTTTGTCGCCCACCTGGATAAGGCCAACCATACAGAAGAAAAGGCCTAATAATAATCCAATTTCGAGAAGCGATTATCGCCTGTTCTGCTTCCTTCTTAATTGACCCATAACGGTTGATAGGGTGACATTCTGAATCCTCTGAATAAGGAGGATTATTGCCAGAAAAGATAGCGTTAGAAGAAATATAAACTAAATTAGCATCACAGTCTCTAGTAGCTTTTATAATATTTCGAGCGCCAATAACATTGACCATGTGGGTTTCGGTAAAATGAGATTCAGCAAAATCTACCGAACCAATAGCAGCACAGTGGATGACAATATCAGGCTTAACTCGACTGAAAACATAATCTACCTGAGATTGATTACAGACATCTAAGTGATACATAGTTAAGCCAGGAATAAAATTGGTATAATGAGTCAAATGTAGTTCCCAATTTTTAGGTAATGTTTTGGTTAAATGTTTTCCCAACAAAGAAGAGCCACCGGTTATCAAAACTCGCATATCTAATTTCCTTCATGAGTTTTAATAGCATTGTTGACTCCCCTGGTCTATTGAAATAATTTTATTGTTTTTAATTTTTACTTCATAAATCTTTTCATTTATAGGAACACTATAAGTACCATCAGGTACATTATTTCCTATATTTTCTTTGAACCATTTTTGAATTTCAATAATATCTAAGAGCATAATTTCTTACTCGGCCCAAGTATATCCGCAATTGTCACAGTGATAGGTTCGATTAGATACTTTTCTAGTTCGATGTGAACCACAATCAGGACAAGTAGGTCCAAACATTCCAATAATAAACTTAATGATTTTACTCACTTGGCTTTTCCTGTATTCTTAATAAAATAGGTTCTTGAGTAACAGGACATAAGGTCCACCAATCCCATATTGTATCATTACAATCCTCTATAGGATTCGTTAGTTTTTTGAATTTCAAATCAGGATGAGTAAATCCACATCTAGCACATTTATGAACTGTGATTAGTTTTTCTGTTTCCATACGTCACCAAGATTCTACCTTTGAATTTTTCTTTAATTTTAACTACTTCATATTTGGCGATTATTCGAGTTTCATCTTCACTTCTAATCTTACCCCGTCGCCCTTCGATTCTGAGGACATTTTCTGGCAGTTCAAACAAGTCACCGACTTTCATTTCTTGATAACCTCATGCAAAGATTTAGCAAATAAATCTTTTTCCATTTCCTCATCCAACCAAATAATCTCAATATCAGAATAATCAGCAGGCAATAAAGCAAACAAAGGAATAATCATCCCTCTTGTTTCCATTTGTTGAACTAAATCCATTCTAATTCTTTGGTAATCTTCTACTGTAACACCCTTGATTACAACAATGCACTTCATCTAACAATGACCTCCACTAGCAGGGATAGAAGATAGAAAAATATCGCTGAAATAATATTCCCAGTAATCCCACCAAGCTAAAAGCCAATCGACATATTCCTCAGAACCAGGTAAAGGAACATAGGTATCGTTTGCAATATCCCAATTATAATAGAGCAATTGGGTTTTATTCTGTTCATGTGAAAACATACACTTCTGACTAGAACTCTTCTCACAGAAGGTTTTAGATGGGTTGTAGAGAAGATTAGAAGGATATTTCATCTATACTTTTCCAGGTCTAACTCAAAATGATTGGTTTCAGGATTGATTCTGTTGAAATGCCAGTAACGATATTCAGGACCTAACACATAACGATATTTATTATTAAATCTGCAATAATGATGAATTCTTCCTTCGAGCATTGAGTGGTACTCCGGCATTTCTGGATGCTTGGTTACATCCCCATCCCAACCCGGTTGATTGAAATCCATGTTCCTAAATTCTTCTGTTCTGACCATGAACATCTGTTGGGACATTGTTTGAGTTTTTCTTTCGGATTCCCCATCGTTAGGGCTGACTAAAAAGACATCTGGTTGAGATTCTAAAATAGAGATAGCTTTATTAACCCAACTGTTTGGTTGGCGAATAATCCAACAATCAGCATCCGCAAAGACCATATAATCAGAGGTTGACCTCTGAACTGCTGCCAAATGGTTGACTACGTGATTCTTCCAGAAGTGAGCCTTGTCAACAGAACTAACATATTGAGGTTTATCTATATTTATCCCAAAGTCATTTAACATTAAATCTAAGTCATCTATTCGATAAAGAAACAGAGGATAAGACATATTCCAAGTAAAAGGTTCAAAATCATTGGGGTCACATTGTTGATGAATGACAATGACTTGATTAAAAGGATACTCATTAGATAAGACTTGACTTCTTAATTGACCAGGTTTATGTAATCTTGGCGCATCTTTAGCGCAACAGAACGTACTAAAATCCACAGAAAAACTCATTTATTAGCCTTTCTTCTTTCCCAAGCCTTTTTAGCAGATTCACTCATTTTTACCCTAGATTCAGGAGAAGGTTTTTTGCCTAATTTACCCAACCTTATTTTCTCTATTCCTCCATTTCTCAAGCCTTCTCTAATTTTTTTCTTATGGTCATCAGATAGTTTTCTTCCTTTATTCGCAACACTATTAGATGCTCCAATTTTTGCCTTTGTTTCTTTTGAGTGACGATAGCCTTTTCTTCCCTCAATTACCTTTAATTTATGTTCTTCTGTCTGTTTAATACCCTTTTTCTTTTCACTTATCTTTTTCTTAGTTTCCTCTGTATGTCTATTTCCTAAATTGGCTTGTCTACCAATACTTTTTAGTCCTATTTTTCTTTTTGTTTCCTCAGAAGAAGTTTTACCTAAGTGTGACAGTCTAATTTTTTCTATAGGTTCAGAAGATAATTTTTTTCCTTTTCTGAGCAAACTAAATTTTTTTCTTGTTTCTTCTGTGCAAATTTGCCCTAATCCCCCATCCCCTCCATCTGTATCATTCAATATATTGATACCTAAGTTTCTACAGTTTTTTATCCAATTTCTTTCTCGTTCTTCCCAATTGTTTTCATTGCAGATTTCTAATATTTTAATAATTGGATATAAATCATTTTTAAGTAATTTTCTAATCCATGAATTTTTTCTTCCTCTTCCTGAATTTTTAGTTTCTTTTATATGTTCTGTGAACCTTCGATTTATGTTTTTTGTTTTACCTACATATTTTAGTTCATCATTTCTTGGGTCATACAGTCCATAAATAAAAATATCCATTTTGGCGCTTCCTTTAATAAAAAATCCTGTTGAGAAACCAATTGCGGAAGCGCCAACCTACACAAATGATTTAACTCAACAGGATTAGTATTATAATAATATATTTTATTAGATTTTGCAATTGGCTTAGTAATCATTTATGTAAGTTGGCAATATTATTATAACACATTTGGACATAATCTCACAATTTAGCATGACAGAAAGTCGCAAAATTAACGCTACTCATTCCTTATCCCATTTCAAAACTAAATCTGTTTTAGTAAGAACATCATAAATGGTATTATGTTTATGAATCTCAACCTTGTACCATGTCAATCCAGCATCTTTAGAATACACCCAATGATGTAAAAGTTTATTCCACATCAGAAGCCTTTTATTGACTTGGTCTTTTTCAGCAAAAATAACTTCAACTTCCATCCCACTTAGAGGATTAGTTCCTCTAAAGACTACCTGGTTGATAACAGGGGAATAATCAATCACTTTTTCACCCAAATATAGGAAATAGCATTATCATTAGTGGCTATTCTAATCTGCCGATAACCTCTTAAATATCTAATCAAGTCAATTATCATTATCTAAATAAATTCCCTTCATTTGCTCCTCTGCCCATTTTATCACAAAATCGGGTCGATAATCAATCTGATAAAGGTTACTCTTTTTGACATTGCAGGTAAGGCATAAAGGTTGGACGTTTCCAATGAAATTTGTGCCGCCTCTGGACAATGGCTTAATATGGTCAGCGGTAAATTTCTCGGTAGGTTGCTGACATCTAGGGCAAATGCCATTAAAGAAACCACATAAGGTTTTCCATTGTTCTTTGGAATATGAGCCAGTTAATTTCCTTCTGTTGTGAAGAAATATTAAATTCTTTGACTGCTTATAAAAGGCTCCCCATTTCATATTTCAACTTTATACTTTGTTTGTCCTACCAAAGGAAGAAGAATTTTAGGTATCTTAAATGGAGACGATTTATATTCCCAATGTGGCTCATTTAATCGAGCTAATTCCTCTTCTTCTGAAATTTCAGAAGATTGAGTGAAATGTTCTGCCACCATCAAATGTCTAGGAGGTCCCCAAATCTCTGCTTGGGTAGCTTTTCTTTGTAACCATTGTTCCTTGAAAATATTGGAGCAATCCCAAAGATAACCAAATTCACTTGGAATAATTTCAATAGAGGCCCTCATATTCTCAGGCCAAATAGTAGGATGAATTCTGTAAGTGCCGCCACCTTTAGGGAAGATTCTATGAACAGGAATAGGGTATTGCCGACACCTTTGGAAGTTCTGTTCCAACTGAATTCGCCAAACAGCTAGGTTGATAAAACCTCTGGCTAAATAAAACTGAACTTCTTTTAACAGAGATTCATCGTAAACTTCATCGGCTTCAAAAAAGATAATTACATCCCCTTTGCACTCTACATGTTTTAGATAAGCATTGGGAGTTGTGTCTCTACCATTCCAAGGAGAAGTTAAAACCTTTTCACATAATTTGGTCAAGACTTCCTTTGTTCCATCGGTTGATTCAATGTCTACTGCTAATATTTCGTCAACAAATGGACGAACAGCGGTGACTGCTTCGATTACTGGAAGGCCTCCACTTAGGGCATTATGGGCAAAGGTAAAGCCGCTAACTTTCATCTAATCTCCCGCCAATTCATCACAACCCTGGTGGCTGATGTTCCACCAATCCCTGTTACAATTACCCCAATTGTACCCATTAGTCTAACTGCCCCAGCAGCATCTAGGGTAATAGGGTAACGGCTTACAAATGACTTAGAAATAGAATTCTTGCTTTGATTAGAAGATGCTACATAACCAGAGCTAATGACAATAGCTGGATTACCAGAAATTGTACCCAATGTATTATACTCAAAGCCACTATAGGTCGCATTGACATCATTAAAGGCAGTTGTTCCTGAAATAGCTTGTCCAATAACCAATTCCCATAAAATCGGGTTAGCTCCTGTTACTGTAACCTCTATAGATTCTAAAACAAAATTTATCCTATTGACAATTCCATTAAAAGTTGTTTTGGGTCTGATCGCCAAAATATGAGTTCTAGCCCCATTGCCTGCTGTTACTGTTCCCTCTACACTAAACCCAAAACCTTCCTCTTCTAAATCGGCTCCTTCGCTTCTGACTGTAGCACAAAAGAAAAACATATTTGTAGTAACTGTATCACTACAAGTCATTCCGCAGATAACGGGCAAAGAAGCACTTTGAATAAAAGGAAATGAAACCTTGTTAGCATGTAAAAATTCGTGACAATAAACAGTTCTACCGCCTATATCAAACCCGACCCTCACTCTTCCTACATAAAGAGCTTGTAAATCAATAACAGCTATTTGGGTATTACCAACCTCTAAATTTATTCCACTAGCCCCTGTCCCATCCAACTTATCAATATTCCAATTTGCTTGTAGAACTGTTTCATCCCCATTACTAGTATTACTTAGAATTCGCCAGGCAAATCCTGTTCCATTACTGATAAAATGAATCCCATTGTTTGTTAAATCTCCGTAACCTACAATTTTGGTCACATTGGGAATATGATTTCTAAAATTGAAGGTCAAGAGGACTTGATGACTATTTCCAGGATGATAATAACAGTGCTTATATGACTGCATATAAGCTTGACCGCCATTGGGGGTATTGAGAAATGACATTTGAGCCATTCTTTCGGTGACATCATGATTGATTGATGCCCCTGCCCCATTGGTTATCTGTTCATAAAGAAGGGGATGTAAATTGTAAGTGAACTGAGAATCGAACCGAGTAACAGGCTCACTGATTCTTAACCTACCAAAGGAATCAACCAAACCATTATCTGCTAACCACTGTAAAGACAAAAGATTATTCTGGTCAACCGCTGGACTATCTGAATCAGTCACATATAACGGATTGGTTACAATTCCAGTGTGGTCTCCTGTCTTATCAATGATTACAACAGATTCAGTCATTTTGGCCTCTACTTAATATCTTGTCTAAACCAATTATATCCAAGTGAATCATAGGGAATTCTGCCTTCGTCTGACGGGTCATATTCGTGACTTGTGATATACATTAAGACCGCTGGCCCTTGCAGAACTTTTAACCCATGAGCTACACCGGGGGGAATGACAAGTACTTGTGGCTTTTGATTGTCCCCCAAAATATAATCATAAAATTCGGGAACAGGTAACTCCCAATAATGAACGTTATTCTGGTCAAGCTTCAAAAAAGCTTCTTTGATATTTCTAAGTTCTGTTAAATCAGCTACAACCGCCTTAATTACTCCACTAATACAAACCCAATAGTCAGTTTGGACTTTGTGCCAATGAAAGGCTTTCACAACATTTTGGTGCATATATGACATTGACCACTGACCGAATTTAGGCAATTGGCTAGATTTTAGAATCTCCCTAAAATAGCCTCGTTTATCAGTATGAGTTACAAGCGGAATAAGTTCAACACCTGGTATCATTTTATTTTGTCCTCAATAATTTTTCACTTTTCAAATCTTATGATATAATCATATTGACTTTAGAAGTTGAACCAAATGTTGTATACACAACCCTCTGCTGTCCTCAGAGGGTTGTGTATTTGTGATAACTATTCAGGGAGTGACAGTGTACCACCCTCCCCGCTGACACATTCAGTTGTATCCAGTAAAACCGATTTTGTTGGCGCAAAAAACAAGGTCTTATTGTCAACAGTTAACCAGCCCCAATATCCCACCTCTCTATAGTTCTGATATAAACCTAATTTACCCACTATGCCCAATTCAACTAATAGAAAAGTTACCAAATAAACACAGAGCATTATGAGATAATCCTCTCTATTAAATGATTTTTCAATATAAGCTAAATTGACTTGCTCTATTCCAGACTGGATTCTATTTATCATTTCTTTTCCTTTTGATAATAACGTTCAAAATTCTGACAACATCCTCTGTTGTTAATTGTAATCTGTTTTAGATTACAGGCTCCAATTTCTGGGCCAGGTAATTCCCTAGCTAAATTAAATTTACAATCTAAATTTTCACAAGCAAGTTTTACAATAGGTTCAAATTCTAAAAAGATTTTAAGTTGATTTAAGCTAGCCATCTTACCTCCAACGTTCAACCGATTCTTTAACGGCTTTTTCAATCATTGCCTTAAATCGAAATTCCTTAGTCATCCTCTCTCTTGTCCTCAAACCCATATCCCTATACTGTTGATAATCAGCTATTAAGACATCCCTCATTTTTCCAACCAAATTAGGATAAGAAGCTGTTACCATATATTCATCAGAATAAGGATAAGAATTGATTAGAGATTCAGAAACAATTGGCAAGCCATAAGCAGCAAACAAAGCAAATCTGAGAGGCTCCTGATATGAGTAAATATCTTGGTGGACATTCAAAGCAAAACGAGATTTCTTTAGAACTTCATCTCTTTCAGGAGGCCAGCAGTTAGGCCCTATTTTAGATTCAGGAAATCGAGCATATATTCCACTTCGTCTAGGGACAATCGCTGACATGTGACAGAAGTCGTACTCTTTATTGTCAGAAGGTTCACCTAAACCTTCATCACTTCCTAAGACTACAAACCTTAGACCCGTTTCATCTGCTAGCTGCGAATCTGAGACCCATATTTCATCTGCTAGTCTATCACTCATTAACTGCCATTGTCTCTCGGCATAATAGTGAACACTTCCAGCAGAGCCAGAAGGTCGTTCAATATTCCAATGGATTAAATGGGCACGTCTTCTTTTCTTGGAATCTAGTTGATTTTTAATATGTTCCCATTCCCCGTTCAAGGGTGCGGAAATATATACACCTTCTTTTTCAAGGTCAATTTCGTCAACAAAAATTTGATTGAACCCACTTAAATTTACCAAGGTCCAAAAATCCCTGTAGCTATCGTAAACATGCCGTGTTTTAGCAAAGAAAATTTCCATTTAATATTAAATGCCTTCTTCTACGATACTCATCTCAGTAACATATAAGGGTTTAGGGTTATCTCTTTCTTTTATTTTTTCCCGCAAATATTTAATCATGCATTCAATAGAACAAAAATCACCAGATATGGAAAAATCATGCATTGCCCAAACACTTTGCTGATAATTTGGTTCTATTTTGAACCAAAGTTTAGGTAATCCTGGTCTAAACATACCATCTGTTATACGTCCTACAAAAGTAGATTCTTTACCGCAACCATCACAAGTTAAGTCAGTTGTTATTTTTGTTGACATTAAATGCCTTCTTTAACGGGAACGGTTCCCGTTTGAGCTTGTATAATCTGCTGCTCGTATTCTTTGTTTATTCTTTTGAAATAAGCAAACTCACCTTGTTCAACGGATAATACTGCAACCAATTCCCATCCCTCTTTTCCGTAATGACTTAATATTTCTGTTTGACCTTCTGGCGGATTAAAATTTGCCCCAATGTCCTTTACGAAATATTCCCACTTCATTCTTTATCCTCTTCCAAAGACCTTTTAGTAAATTCAGCTATCAATTCGCTTAAGGCTATGATGATTTCAGCATAAGAATAATTTTTGATAATAGGCAACAAAGCAGATTTTATGGTTGCCTTAATGTTATCTGTTTGGGGCATATTCTTTAATCAACCTAGCAAAATGAATCGCTTCTTTTCCGACAGCCTTAATAAACCAACCTTTCAATTGCATTTCTACAATTAGTTGGCTGATTTCTTCATCTGTAAAACCTTTGATAGATTTCAGACAAGTTTCTTCCATGCTACCACCTGACTTCCAGCTTTATCTGCTACCCCGTCTGTTTCAACTTTATAACCTAACAATTCAAAAAACTTTGGATATAAAGTAGATTGGTGCTTTTCATAAGGATTACCTTTGTATTCTCCTTGTGGATACCAACCCCATGGACTAGCCAGAGCAATCAACTTATTTGTTTTAGATTCTAAATTCTGTAAGGTAGAAAGAATGTCATTCTGTTCTAAATGTTCTGGGCCATGCCACCAGAAAATATAATTAAAGTTGCCAACAAACAAATCAACAATGTTTCGAGCATCCCCTAAAACTAGATTCTCAATTCGCCAATCATTCATTAGCTTATCAAGATTATCTTGCCAAACCTCCAACACTGTGATTTGATTGCCGGCTTTATATAATTCTTCCAACCAAGAATGGGCATCTATTCTAGCTCCAATATAAAGTAGACTACCTGGTTCAGTAAACAGTTCTGGAAGAAAAGGTTTAATGTTGTGCATATTAAATTTTTATATATCCTCTATACCCTAACCAAGAAAAAAATAACAAACCATTCTTGTGAAACAATGGGAGTAATCTAAATTTTGTTATATTAGTTATTCTTATTTTCATCATTTACTCAGAAAAGTAATTGTTTTGCACCCGACAATGTTTATTTAATTTTGTGTCCTTTTCTGCTTATCATTTTCCCAAAAACAAATGGGGCAAATTTACCCAAACCGATTCCAAAATATTCAGATAAAAACCAAATCAATCTCCACATTAGTTACCTACTCAGAAAAGTAATAACCTGTTCTGCTCCTGACAATAGAAAAACCAACATACCCGCAAAAAACATTAGACGACCCACCTCTGCCCACATACCCGCACGAGGGGTAGGGGTGTTTACCATATAGAGTATAAAGCCAGCAACCAAAACAAGTATAGGTAGTAAAACAATCATTTCTTAATCTCCTTTTTTAATAATCTTCTTCATCAAATAAAGGTGTTAGACCCTTGCTTTTTCTATCTCGGTCGATCATTACTTCAATCCAAATTTTGAAAACAGCATCGTTATCACCAGCCTCGTAGTGCTTGCGATAATAATTTCTTAATCGTCTAAATTCTTTTAGAGCTTCTTTTTGGTTTTTAACAGTGAAATTAAACATTGCACTCATGTTTAATTGGATTTTTACTATATCCGTCAATCAACATAGCCCAACCATTTTCATCAACATAACTCACAGAATAAAAACGCTTTAATCTTTGTTGCTCATCCCAAGATAATTTATTAGTTGGAGTAAATTCAATTGTGATAGGTTCTGGTTTGCTTCTAATAATAAGATTAGGATTCTCTTTAGGTAAAGGTCTGATAACATAACTATGTGGTTGAACTATAACTGCACTTTCTAGAAATTCAACAGGGATATATAAATTCTCACCACATTGACCACAAATCTTTGGTGGAATAAAATTATCTGGACTTAAGTCATAATCAGGATGAATAGCGTAAATATCTTCGTGATGTCTGAATTTGATATAAATGGTTTTCATTTAATGTTAAATGCTCTTTCAGCTTCAATCACTTTCATATCAAACCCGTACTTCTGTTCTTTTGTTGCACCCAATACTAACAATTCATTATATAAAAATAATCGTCTTGTTAAAAATTCGACTTTACCCGCCATGTCTAAGATGTTATTTATTTTCTCTTGTTTTTCTTCGTTCCATCTTTTAGCACATTCTGGGCACAACCAAACAACAGTTATACCATCCTGATTAAACTTAAAATAAGTTGTCTTTTCCCAACCTTCTGCATTGTCGCTATTAGTATAAGGAAAAGATGCCTGGGTTGGGCAATCAGAATTCACATAAACAGGCTCAAATAAATGATACCCTTGACAAACAATAGGATAAATTCTCATTCGATTTTTTCCAAATTATAAAAAGGGTGATTTCGCATAAAATCAGGCAATAAATTCTTATCAAAAGGTACTGGGTCCCACCACCCTGTTCCATCTTGTTTAATTCCATTGGTAGGATGACAATCTTTTGGAGGGGGCCAAGCTAACCATTTCTCCTCGTACCAATTAGGTCGAAGTTCATCTTTGTGACCATGTAAACTAAGTTTATATTTCATTGTCTCATTTTTGATTGCGTAGCCGAAGTGTAAAATCTTACCAAAGTCAGTAGGGGAGATGTAATTAGTTCCATTTCGATGCCGAGTATCAATTAGTCTAACCGGCCACCCATCATCAAGGCAGGCGAAGTTGAACGATTTCCAAAAATGAATCATATTGCAGAGCCAGTTTCGACTAATGTTCCTATCCCATACTTCTTTGAGCATTTTTTCTAAAACATCGGGATAATGAATTTCATCATAGTCTAACACAAGCACAATGTCCGCGCCGGCCTCGGTTAAAGTCTTGACAGCATAATCTCGTTGAGGGCCTTCATTCCAAAAACCATCAGTATCAACCCAAGTCAATTTGCCCCATTCATCTGCTGAAATAGAGGCCATTATTTCATCTCTGGATTCAATTGGTTTCAAATCGGATGAATGTCCGTGTGATGGATGGGGCGTATGTAGAATGTACGACTTTTCTACAAAAGGAGAAACAGAACGAAGGGCATATTGAAGGTACGAAGCTCCGTAATGCACGATGCTGTAGCTGAATATACGAGGGGACATTATTCTGCCTCCTTTTTCTTTTCCGCAAAAAGTCTTTTTCTACTTTCACTTATTTTTCTTTTTGTTTCTTCGCTTCTAGGTTTTCCTTTTTTTGCCTCACTCATTTTTCTTATAGAATCAGAGGAATGTTTTCTTCCGGTACTAATAGTTCTCAACCTATCTTTTTGTTCTTCGGTTAACTTTTTACCATAGCGATGATTTTTTGGTCCAAGTTGGGCATCTCCTATTTTCCTTTTATGTTCCTCTGACTTTTTTATACCCAATCCTCTACCTTTACTAGCAAGTTTTATTTTAAGTCTTGTTTCCTCGGATATAATTTTTCCTTCTTGTGCCTTCCCAATTTTTTTTCTAACTTCCTCTGGTCTAGGAACTCCCACATGACTTTGCATTGATTTTTTTATTTTTTCGCTATGTTCAGGAGATAACTTTTTGCCTTTTCTATGACTTGGTTTTCCTTTAACTATTTCCCCAATCCCCCCTTCCCCTCCATCTGTTCCATTTGTCAATTTTAATCCAAATCTTCTACATTCAACGATCCAGTCTCTTTCAGCTTTTTCCCAAGTATCATTAGTACATTCCTCCAAAACTTCTATAAATGGTTCTAATTCCTCATTCAAAAGTTGACGAATCCAATTTAATCTATGGTTTCTGGAATTTGATAATTTAGCTTCTTCGATGTGGGTTTTTAATCTCTTGTCTAAGTTTTTTGTTTTACCAATATATCTTAATTGATAATTACGAGGGTCCCACAACCCATAAATGAAAGTTGTTTCCCTCATTGTTTATTGCCTTTTTGCAGATAAATTGCCCACAAAGCTAAAACAATAGCGGACAATAAAAAAGGAACAGTCTTATCAATATCAGATGATTGCATAAGAAACTGTCCCCAAACAAAAATTATTATACTAGCTAAAAAAACAAAATACTCATGTGATTTTGACATACCCAACTCCTTATTGGGATTCAGATTGATTGTGACTACATTTATATCGTCCAAGAGCCACCTTAGAATATCTTTACGTGTTGGCTACACATCCTAGTCACCCGATATAAAATTATAGGTTCAAGTCACAATCAATCTTGTGAAACATTATAACATAAAAAATTTAGAATGTAAATTAGTTTAGAGAGGGAGAGCACTCTCCCTCTCTAAAAGCTAGATTAACACTGACCAGCCTTTTCTAAGGCTTCTCTTTCTCTTCGTCTTTTTTGAGCCGCTAACATTTTAGCTCTATATTCTGGATTCTGCCATAAAGATTTTATATTTTGAGAATTCTTTATTCTTTGTTCCTCGGTCATTTTTCGACCTATATTGGCTAATCTCAATTTTTCTTTGGCAGATTCAGACATTTTCTGACCTTTTGACAATAAACCAATTTTCTTTTTTGTTTCTTCTGAGTGATGTTTTCCAAGATTAGCTTGCCGAAGTTTCTCTTTTGTTTCTTCTGAGACAGGTTTACCTAAATTAGCTTGTCGAAGTTTTTCAACATGTTCTGGTGATAATTTTCTACCTTTATGAGCTTTGCTTAGTTTTTTTCTTGTTTCATCTGAGACAGGTTTTCTTATAATCTTAGGAGGATTTCTTCTCACCCCTTCACTAATCTTTTTACGTATTTCATCTGTATGTTTGTACCAAGAATTATTAGTCTTAATCTTCTGTTTAGTTTCTTCTGTATGATGTTTACCATAAAAAGGATTATTTGGACCAGCTTGTGTTCCTTTTTTCTTCTCGCTTAATTTTCTTTTTGTTTCATCTGAATGATGATAATTACCTTTTGCTTGTCGGGCTTCTACTCTTTTTCTAATATGAAAGATTGATTGTTTTCGTCCTAACCAATCGGGAGGATTAGACCCCCCTTCAGCGACATTTAGTAAATTCAATCCTTCCAATCTACATTTTTCAATCCATCTTTTTTCTACTTCTTCCCAGTTATCTGCATTTGTTTTTTCAAGTATTTTAACTAAAGGGATATATCCGTTATCTATAAGTTCTTTTAGCCATTTTGCCTTTGAACTTATTTCCCCATTTTTAACAGTATTGATATGTTCAAAAAGTCTATGTTTTGGATTTTTTGATTTTCCAACATATCTTAGTTCATCATTTCTTGGGTCATACAGTCCATAAATAAAAATCTGCATAAATCCTCCTATGATATAATCTTTTCCATAAAATTATATCATAGGAGGTATTCTATTGTCAATCCAACGCTATAAAAATTAGAATATCGATACTAGCATTGTCCAGCACCCGATGACCCGTACAAAGTAGGCGGCAAAGTTGCACTACGCCCACCGCCTGGTGCGTACACTCGGCCACTACCTGAAGCATCGGGGAGGGGTTCCTGTACCACACTGCAACAGACATTTTGAAGCCGACCCGTTAATTGAGGCATTTCTGCCACCAATCTGGGCTTCATGTACATTTGAATATCGAAACAACCTCGGACATTGTCTCTGACTAAAGCGAACCGACCATTATCGGTGATTGCTATATCATCAGAACCAAACATAGCGGTAAGTTCGTTTCGCACTCGACCATAAGTCTTATTGAAATCTTGATACTGCCCATAAGTCACAGTGCGACCTGACAATTCGGTAGTGATGAAGTAGATGTCAGAACACACCCCATTGGCTTGACCAGTAGTCTCAGGAATTTGAGAATCAAGCACTACTGGATACCAGCGCCCATCAATCGGAATAGCCATCCGAGTCAGATATTCCTCATAACGAGCTTGAACCTGACTAGCATCAATGTTCAAAGTAGCTGCCGTCCGTAGACTGGTACAAAGGTCAACACCAGAACAAGCATACACTCTGGCAAAACAATCCCACTGATTAGGTGTCATCACAATATACATCGTGGAGGTGTCCCAATCCAGACCAGCACCTTCGGCTCTCCGGCGGAATTGCTGAACCATTCTCCGCACTAACAACCGAGCACTAGTGGTTACACTATTATCGGCAGTCAAAGCTTGGAAGTTCACATTCATCAAGAAGGCGTCAATCGCATCGCAATACTGCTGGGTATAAGCATCAAATTTCCCGGTGTTGATAATGTTCTGGAAACCGTTGTATTCTTGATAAGCCCCAGTATTGTTGCCCGGGTTACCATTCCAGAGCATTTGAGCATTTTTGAGCCGAATGGCATAACCGACCAAAGCTGATTGAGTGTAGAAGTCATCACTAATTGCTGAACCCATCGGCACCAGCACTTCACCACCTGGACCAGAGATAGAACCAAACAAGTTCTTGATAGGTACTCCTGAATTAGCTCTAAGCCCAATGCGGTCGAATTGTAGTTCTTGGGATTGCCGACAGAAGCGACCAAAACAATAGAACTGGGCACATGCCCGCATCGTGGTCGTTTTACAATCACCACAAACTGCACTCTGTTCACCTGAAGTAATAACAATGTCACTCCAAGCATCAACAAACTCTTTCTCAGTATCGGTGCCTGTCCACAAAAGATACTTTTCAAATCCAACCGGACCAACCAGAGCATTGATTAAAGTCATTGCCCCATCGCATCGACCGAACAGACCACCTGCTTCATAAAGGTAACTTCCAATAGGCGTACCTCCCGCCTTTTGCCCTTGCCCTGCATATTGTCCTAATGCACGGGCAAGTTGTTGCAGAATTTCGTCAGCCATTTCCTAAACTCCTATTTACCGAAAAAATGAGAGGCCCCAGATTGGTCTCCTGATTTTTGAGCCTCAAGAGGTTTCTTGTCTTTTAATGGGTCGCCATCTGCGACTATCGTCTTTTCGGCTTCACTAGCCCGCTGTACCAAACTCCAAACATATTTGGGAGATTCATCTTTCGCCTTCTGAGTCTCCTCAACCTTTTTCTCACTTAATTGAGCTTCCAATTCGGTGATTTTAGATTCTAAAGCCTTCTGATTAGTCACTAGAGAAGTCATCAGTTCTTGAATAGGTTGCCAATCAATGGTCATCTTCTCGGCAACTTTCTGAACGATAACTTCTTCTGCTGGCACTTCAACAGGTTTTTCCTCGACTTGTTTCTCTTCTTTGACCTCTTCAACCTGTTCTGTTGAAGCCTCACCTTTGTGAGCTACTCCAGCCTCTTCCAATTCTTTGGTTTTGTCCTCTGCTGTCTTAACGATTTGCTTGGTCAATTCCTCGCCGAAAATAAGTTCGGCAGCTTTTTGTTGCTCTTTAGTCAGAGCCATAGTAATGCCTCCTTGAGTCCAAATATTTGCCGCCGCCAATTTCGGCAACGTGCTTGTTCTTGTTATCCAAACATTTTTATATATTCCGGTCTTTCGCTCTTCTGGCAAGTACCGATATTCTACACTACAGCCCCAACCTTCAGGGGCTAAATCAGGATGTCCTTCTGAGTATTGTTTGAAGAATTTAAAAGCTGCTTTACCTTTTTCTGTTTTGAGAAATGGACCACCCTCTACTAAAAATCGACCTATAACTCCTTGCCATTTCTTTTCTGCAAAATCGGTCAAATCAGGTTGAGCTTTTGTGCCAATGTGCCACAAATTAAAATAGCCTCTATCTTCTTTCTTTTCAGCTTCGACTACATAACTCTCCAAAGATTTAGTGGAAAAGATTTCCTTCTCTCTATCCTGGAAAGCATTAGCTGACCAAGTCACATACCAATACTCATCACCTACCTTCTTAATACCGATAGAAGATTTACCTTCAAAGAACTTCATCATTGGGTGCTCTTCATCATCTTCCTCTTCTGGTTCAGCCCAATCCATAATCTCTTTAATGGTGGCCCAAGCGGCTTTGAGTTTAGCCATCATTCCCTTTTGAATTTTCTTGCCGGCTTTCTCGTCTTCTTCCACAAATTCTTTTACCCCTATATTGCCAGTCAAAACAGGAGCAAATTCAATCTCTGCCCATTTGGATTTATCAGCAAATTTGGGCTTACTATTTTCATCTGTACCGTAAGTCACTTTATAAAATTTTTCACCTAATCTAACTAATACATAGTCTTTATAGATTTTGTGAACCCATGGTCTAGGTTTATATTCTTCTGCCATTGCTGACTTAGAGGAAGCAGGTATAAATTGCATATCAAAAGAATTCCGAATAGCCATCATGTTTTCATCTAATGATTGTTCTTTTTCATCAGAGAAAACAGCTAAGGCTTTTTCTGCTATCAGTTGAGGTTCCTCTTGTTTGTCTTTTTCATCTGCCAAAACTTCTAAAGTCTTACCTTCTTCTTGGGTGACATTAACAGTTAAATTTATTTCACCCTCTGAAATGTCATCATCCTCAACCAGAGCCTCAACCAGAGCCTGAGCTAATTCTTTCTTACTGCGTTTAGGTTTCCCTGTGCCAGCTTTTTTGGGTTTGTCTCTTCCACCGGAACCTTGCACTGCCTTGTCTTCATCTTCTTTAGCATACAAAGCAGCTACTTGCATCGCCGCTTCCTCAGATGTCTCATGACAACCCATTAACTTTCCATCGGCAATTTTAATAACTGCTTGTTTACCACAATCATCATGTTTACCAATCTTGTAAGGCTTGGTGCCTTCCGCCTTATCATTTTCCATTGTTACCTCCATGTTTTTTTTTAATTTGAGTCTTGGAATTCGCACCAAGGCTAGTTGGTATAAAGGTAAAATCTCCTCAGTGACTTTGGTTTCATCGAAGGTGGCCGACAAAATCGGCATTACTTTAGAACCATCCAATCCTTCACAAAAGGTCACTTGCCCATCTTCCAAAGTCACTGCGTTGTCGTTTAAGATCAAAGTCTTGGGAAGCCTTTCGGCTTTTTCCAAAAGCTTAATTTCCTCATCTGTTAATTCTGGCAGAGGGACTAATTGAGCATCCCCATTATCAATTTCTACATCTTGACTATCTGTGAAAGGCAACCATTCTTTGAATCGATAAATATAAAATGATTTCTGGTCGGGCCATCTTAATTTGCGTTCCTCTGGTCGAGTACCGTGTTCCTCTTCTAATCGTCCAAATTCTGACAGATTGATTTGAGAAGGTTTAGAAAGAACAATCTCCCCAAAAGCTTCTTGCCCTTCTTGCACAATCAGCATCTTTTGACCTTCCAACAAAAGATTAGGAGAAACAATTGCTTTTTGTTTGCCCTTCCAAATTAGATAACCGTGAGGTTTGATTAAGTCTAAATATTTCATTGACCCAACTGTTCTTTTAACTCTCTTACTCTTTGCTGTTGATACCCGTTTAATCTATAAGAACGCTGCGGAGAAGTTAAATAATCAAGTTCTGCTTTAGCTTGTCGGCGTTGACTAGCTGATAATTTTCCGCGCCCTCCCCCAGCACAAAACTGTCCAGAACCAGCAGAGTGGCAGGTATTCATTTTTTCCCCATATTCTGTTATCCAATTACTAAATGAAACTTTATTTTTCATTATTACCTCAATAAACCTACAGGGAATCGACCTTTAGTAACAGGGTCGTTGGTTGTCACTAAAGCACATTTGCAACCGCCTCTACACTCAAAATTCCAATTGTGAGGAGGTACAGCATTATATTTAATCCAAACCGAATAACGATACACTCTTCCATTCAAACCCTTACAACTTGAACAATGTTCTTTTGCTGTCCCTAAATTGAAGCGGGCTTTTTGGTTTGAGCAAGCCATAGCATGACCATTGGCTTTAGCTTCTGAATATCTATCTACCCACAAATTAACTCGACTAAATAAAGTCTCTATGTTGGGTTCATCTGATTTCTTGTTATCAACAATAGCCACCGTAAACCCAGGAATATATTCGTATTGATTTACTAGAAAATCATTAAGGACTTTTGTCTCTTCTTCTGAGTATTCATCTTCTCCAATACCACATTCAAGAGCGCCTTCTTTCCAAGCTTGCCTTAAATGCCGATTGATAGCTTTTTCCATAGATTCGTCAAATTCACCCACATCTAAGACGCCTGTAAATAACCCTCTAACTGCTGCCCTTAAGCCTTTTCTAAATTGAGCTTCACTCATTATCACCCACCGGGTAATGTTTTACTCTTGCACTTTCAGAATCTAATGTTCATCTAACACCTGCCCTAATCTGAAATTGATTAACTGGTCAAGCGTACATTTTCCTGCTTTATAATTCTTTTCAGCTAAAGCTAAAATATCATCAGCAATTCTTTTCTGTCTAGGAGTATACAATTTTCCTTTGCGGTCAATCTTCCAATGCTTTTCAGTGTCGGTGACTTCTTCATCATCTGTAATGTCCACTAAGAGAAATTCTTCTTTGAAGTAATCGGGTACATTGTCGGCTAACATTTGCCTAAGTTCTAAGGTAGATACAGGAGGTTCAGTCCCAGCAGCAATCAAATCAGGTAGATACATAGACATTATGGTTTTGACTTTAGTCTCATTAATTTGTGCCCTTAACTGGTCCTCTTCGTCATTCTGATTGTCAAAACTAAAGTGGATATTCTCTGGCAGAATGTACCAGTTAATGGCTCTTTCAATCATGGAAATTATGTCACCTTTGCCTTTACCTTTGGCCTTCTGTGACATAATTTCAGATTCTTTAGCTGTTCCCAATGACCCACCTGACATCGGCCAGAATTCTCTAGGGTCAACCCCAAATGCCAGAGCCACTATGTTGACATAGATATTAGTCGAAACTAGTTCGTCAAAACCTTCTGGTATTTGAGCAAAGTTTACAAAATTTGCCGTCGCTGGTTGAGCTGGGTCAATTGAGAATAAGGTCATAATATTCGACCAAATCTCTTGACCTAGCTTACGCCGACCTCTCTGGTGGTCTGAGGTAGCGTCATCCCACTGGCTCGGCATCACATTGTTGAGAAGCAATAATCCTGCTTCTGGCATATCGGAAAGTTTCTCGTTCTTATATTGTGATAGCTTTAGGAGAACTTGAGAGGAAGCAATAATTCGGCTAACTGCACAAAAGCCAATCCCCATCATTGCCTCATTGGGGCTGGGCATATCAACAAATCTGACTACTCTGGTAGCATGAATTTTGTGAGCACTTCCATCTTTGGGGTTGAGAAAGATAATCGGGTAAATGGGGTCGCCTGTAGGCTGGACAAACTGAGAATCTAAATGAGCTATTCCCATAACAGGGCCTTCTAATGCCCCGTCAGGTTCTCCTGCCCCTATCAATTCCCAAGTAGCCCCTTTATCTTGGGTATAGTAATCTTGGAGTGTTTTAGCAATCAGAATTGACCAACCCTGACCGAATTCTGATTCTGAGATAGTCGATTGAAATTTGGGGATAGTTCTTTTGGGACCTTCTAAAGTCCAGGGCAGTGTAGTGCCCCATTTGACCATTGAGGAAATAGCACCTTGTAAAATGTCATTGCCGACTTTCATCCAAAAGAGACGAAGGTCTCTGTCTCTGGCAGGTGACCACCATTCTGCTATTCCTGTTTGGTCATCAGGATGGGAAAACCACCAACGAAAAATACCACCGCTTTGCTGGGTGGCTCTTCTCTGAAAGGATAATTTAGCTGTGTCGGGAGAATCTTCTTTGACAGCTTCTAAGGTGTTATTTCCGTTTTGCTTAATGTCATTGTCGGACATTAAAAAGGCTCACTTTAATGTTAAATAAAGTGAGCCGAAAGAGGGCGAACTTAGAGAGGGATTTAGAATCTAAATTTTTTGTAAGGTTTCCCTGTTGACAGGAACTTTTCTTTTACATCCTGGACAGATGACACATTTCTCTAGTCCATATTGTTTACTTATCCAAGAATCAAGTATACCAATTGAATGTTTAACTACATGTATCATGAAGTCTTTTACTGTGTCATCATTAAAGAATAACATGTTCCTCCACTGGGATAATCTTGCAATCAAATAATAACATTATTTTAGACCAAACAATCTCGGTGTCATTATTATATTTGGTCATTAGTTCTTTCCATTTTATCATAAATTCATGAGCAGTTGAACCATTAATTAAAATATAGCTTTGTGGTTTCAAACTATAATTATGCAATTTACTCTTATATTCTAATTCCCAGTCAACTATCATTATTTAACCCAAATTGTAATACAAAGCCCTTTGAGCGCCTTGTGAAATTGCTACGGCAGCATCTACCTTCAAGCTAGTAGCTCTCTTAACTATCCTTATTCCATCTTCTCCACTTTTCTTGATGTCTGCATTATCCATATGTTGTCTTAAAAGTGGGTTTCCATCATGAGCAATTCTCTTACTCATGATAATCTGTTGCAAGTCTTTATCGGCAATCAATCGAGCTTTGCCTTGGTCAAAGGCTTTAGCGTTGACCCCTAGCTTTCTTAACTTCTCTCCCATCCAATGCAATTGGGTAATATCATAGGGAACTTCAACTAAGGAGTAGTTATCTTTGAGTTTCAATATCTCATTCCAGATAGGGTCAAAGTCTAAATACTTACCAGGTTCAGCTTGCCAGATTCCACAATATCTAACTGCTAAATCTTGTTTTCGGTGGGGATGTCTGGTCACAATAACTGCTGCAAAACAATCGGCCAGATTTGAAGTTGTCTCTGAACCTGTAGCGGCATCAAGAGATAAGATAGCGGGTTCACTTCGAGTTAAAGGAGGTAATTCTTCCCGACACGCATCCCACCAGAATATATTGATAAATTTCTCAGTGTCAGATTCATCTTCCCATTCTGCGTCAACCCGAACCCTGGCCTCAGATTCAGTTAAGGAGTTGCGCCGATTTTCAATATATCCTTCGGCTAGGTTTTCTCGATTGAGTTCCAACGGTAGAGTAACAACTAGACTATTCTGTTTGAAATTGAGATATTTGTCACCTGATTGAATCGGGCCGAAATATTCCCATAACCAATTCTTCTTAGGAGTAGTAGTTATCCAACCTTGAGGAGCTGCTTGACCAGGAATACGACACCGACCATCTAACACCTTGAGCGCCTCAGCATCGGCGTGACGACCTTCATCCATATGCCAGAAGTTCACATTAGGCCCTTCCCAACTTCCTGGCTTTTCAATTCCCCCGCATATCAACTTAGCCCCGGTGATGAAATTGAGAATAAAAGAAGATTGAGGCGACCAAGTTAAACTCAACATATAGCGTTGAGTAGGGATAACTAAATCAGGCAAACACCATCTTTGGAATTCGGGCCATAAAGATTTCTTAAAGTGAGGTAAATCAGGAGAGACAAGGATACCACTCATCCCCCTACGTAACCGCTCCAAGTCTTTGATAATTCCAGCAACAGATTTACCAGCACCTTCGCCGCCTTTTAACAAAGCATATCTAGGAGAATCAGAATAGACAAATTGTCTTTCCTCTTCCATGTGAGGTTTATACAATCTGCCAGTTTCCCGGTTGTGATATTCGGAAGGCCAACTATTCTGTTTCTTCTGAACCCACTTCTGGGCTACTCGCTGAACCAGAGGTGAGACGTTTGACGATACGCTGGAAGTCATCAGGTGATAATTCTTCCTCTAAAGCCGCTAGAATAGAATCTAATTCTTTTTCAACTTTGGTTTCTATGATATGCCTATCTGAGAATAGACCATGTTGTTTGCCAATATTTAATAAAGCGGTTTGACTACTAGGAAATTGAACCTCGACCCCAAATTTTGTTGGTTTCAAACCTTGAACAAGATAACCTTTACCATCTTCTTTTAGTCTTCTGAAATCAATCTTACCTTGTTCAGTTAGGTAATCTCCTTGTATCCCTCTTGCTTGCTCAGTAAGTCTGGCTAAGACTTCATCTGCCCCCATGTGCATTTCAGTTAGCTTTTGGTTAATCGTGTCCCTTATTTCTCTAACATTAGACAACATCCGAGGACCTTGCACTTGGGGATGTTTGTAACCCATTTGCCTAGCGGCCTCAGTAGCATTGAGGTTACATTCAAAATATTTGTCTATAAAAGCTAATTGTCGTGCAGTTAAAGCCATTCAATAATCCTATATTATTATGTCTTATTATACATTGATTATTGATTGTATGTCAATAAGAGAATTTAGAATCTAAATTCATTCAAAATTATGTAAAGAATGTATTGACAGATTTTAATTTATATGTTAATATAGATGTAAGATAGAAATTAAATTTTGGAGCTAACAATGGATACAATGAAAATCAAAATCAATGGAAATTTAGAAAATCTTATGAATGTGATGGGTGAAATCTCAAAGAATTTTGGTTTCAGATATGAAGGTCACATTACAATTCTTTCCAGCGGCAATGATTTTATTCTCTATTCTATATCTCGAAAATTTGGAATTTATTTCTTCAATACAGCAGACAAAATTGCTACAAAACACAATTGTAGTGTTCAAGGTGTTTTATAAAAATTCTCTTAGATAAAAAGACATCTCCAAAAAAGATGTCTTTTTTGATTCCAATAAAAACAGCCATTTAACATTAAATGGCTGTTTACCCCAGGAATTTCGCTGATACTTCTTCTTTTGTTTATCGAATAAGCCTCACCTCCTTTATTCTGGTGTCTCGTATCTATCATTGTCTGGTTGTCCGCCTAATGTAATCATTAGAAAGATAGCTGTTAAAAAGAAAATTCTAAATCGACATAAATTAAAAGCTACCAATAGACATCCTGTTAAATCTGAGAATGTCCTCAACCAAGCAAAAGATAATTGTTGTCTGTTCTGCTTGAAATCGTGAAACCATTTCAGAGCTTGCCAGATACCTTTATTCTTCCAGATAGCAAAGAAGAATCTACTCTGTTCTGGGGCTTGGCTTGTTTCCTTCAATCTATGTTGGTTATATCCCTCCTGCAATTTCATAGGACTTCTCATTCAAAATCAGCTATTTCCTTCTCCATGTAGAATCTAGTTACATCTTTATTGACAGATATGGTATTAACTAATCTCCAACCTTGCTCACCCAAGTAATTTAATGTTTCCATCAAATCTTTACCAGATATTTCTACAGATTCATCAGTTATAGCAATCCATTCATTAGGACCCACCATGCACACTTCACAATATTTGTGTAGTTTCATTTCCTTCTCCATTTAACATTAAATTGGGCGCCTCCAACCTATCGCCAAAGTCTTTTCGTTTTGTAGCTTAAGGAGCAACCCCTAAGTCAAGAGCTTGCAAATAATGTTTGCGTTGTCACGAATAGGTCAGATATTCTCCCTAATTAGCATAAGGGGTGGATGTCCAGGAGCCTCACTATTTGTCAACAAAACATTAGTTTCAACGAGTGACTATGAATTGTGACCGGCGGTGTTATGATGGAATTCAATTGTGAGCCGCTACCTCAACTTTGGCCTCTGTGGGCGAGGTAGGGAATCGAACCCTACAAGCTACTTGAAGCTAACCTAGTATACTCAGTTGACTTTGCCCATTTGTCTACTCGCCCAATTAATTTGGCAAGATAGAAGATACAAGAGAGTTATTGAGTTCTGTTTAGACATTTAGCTTGTTGCCTACAAGATTTAATCTTGTTTTCTGCCGTATACCTTGGATGTCATACCTCATATTTTCGATTATCTTGCCTCAATTTTATCGTCTCTCCGATTGTCACGCTTTTGGCAGTTACGTCATCTGGCAGACTTCGGGTTTAATGCGCTTCACTCCGATATTCACCACAGGCTCCTAGAAAACCCTCGGAGTTATAGTCTGCTGCCGCATGGTATCCCTGGCAAGGCTCGAACTTGCAACCTAGTGGGTAGAAACCACTTACTCTGTCCTATTGAGCTACAGGGATATATTTTGTTGTTAAATTTCTCTATTATATTAACATAGATTGATTTTTTTGTCAATCTTTTCTGACATAATGTCAAAACATCTTTTCACATTATGACAATTCATCATTGACATATTTACAAATGTATGTTAATATGATAGATGGAAGAGAGAATGATTATGAAACGTGGACAATATCTCAAAAACAAGAAATCTGGAAAAATCATCATGTTTGTTGAATCTTTTCCTTATTTGGGAGAAGATACAAATTGGGAACAATCAACTTGTTATCGCTGTTATGTGAAAAAAGGTCAATACAAGTACATTGTTGAAAAAGACCTTGTTAAATATGAAATGGTGGAGTCAAGATAATGTTTACCTCTGAATCTGCAAAATCAGCCAGGGCCAAAGTATCCTCAAAATCTTCATCCGAGAATGGAAAGAAAGGCTATCAAGCTCTTGTTTCCAAAGGTAAGGAAAAATTAGCTGCTCAAAAAGCAGCCGAATGGCGATTGAATCATCCTTCTAATCTTGAAAAAATAGTCGCGGGTTGGTTGAATGAATTGAATATTCAATACAAAAGAGAAGTCAACATCGACCGCTATTATGTAGATTTTTTAGTTGATAATCTAGCAATCGAAGTCAATGGGGCCCAATGGCATGAGAAAGAAGAATTGAGGCCAGGTCAAAAAAATCGAGACCAGAGCAAATATAGAACATTGATTGGTCTGGGTTACACAGTCTTAATTCTTCCAAAAGTGACATTATCTCTGGCCTCGCTAAAGAAAAATTACAAAAATTATTCTAAATCAATCTTCATATTATGTGAATTGTCTATTGACATATTTACAAATGTATGTTAATATAATCATGTAATTATGATTTATTTTGGAGATTGAAAAATGACACTCAGACAAAGAACCAATCTAGCTCGAAAAATTCAACCCAAACTTTGTACTAACAAAGTAGGAAAATCTGTTTGGGGAATGAGGACAATCTCAGACCAGAGTAAAAATGTTCAGGTTGAGATTTTCAAAAAGCAGAACATCACCTCTGTGAATGGAAAAGGCAAAATCAGTCACGGATTGTATATCTGCCAAGTTCACAGAATCAACAAATTCAACGAATGGGGACAATATTATGGGCCTCACATGTTGGAGTATGCAATTGCCAGCATTTTAGGCGAAGCTCAGAAAAATAAAAAATCTGTTATCTTCTACACAGATTTGAAGTCAGTGGTCTTGAAAAAGAAAATTCAGGATGTTTCAATGATTGAAATTAAATGTGGGAAGGAAAGAATTTGGGGAGTTGTGTACAATGACTAGACAGCACATTAGTAAAGTCCAAGATAAATCAGCAGGAAATCTTTGTTCTGTTCAAACAGAATTAAAAGATGATTATTATCATAACAACATTTTTGATGCTGCTTTAGCCCTTTGTTGTTATAAAGCAGATATTGGTGGCAGTCTTTCTCATCTAATCTATCAAACTCAATGGTCAAGCGGAATGACTCTCTGGACAGAATCAAATGGTGAAGGAACAGCTACAGTCAAAGATGGGGTTGTCAAAACTATCGGAATTATGGAACCAACCTATGATGGAAAATTCAAAATCAATAGTTAAATTACCCACCAAAAGAGAGATTAAGAATCAAGCCAGAGATTTAGGACTTGATTTAACTAAAAAACAAATTATCAATATCCAAAATCATCTATACAGAATAGCACAGGCCGCTGCGTACAACGAATTAGGAGATATGGGGTATACCGATTTTATCGAATGGGGCAATACAAAATGGGAATAGATATTCCTTTCTTCTATGGGGGATGGGTTAATTATTGGAATAATTCAACTTATCCAGGAACAGAAATTCGACGGACTTCGGGGATAGGTTTTAGCTCTGATAATCTAGAAGATATTAACAAGCAATTGGATTATTACCTAGATTATTATGCTAATCAGTTAGGTTATGAAATTCAAGATTTTTCAATTGTTAAAAATTGTGCATATTGTCATAGCTCTGGTATTGTTTATTATGGGAAAAGAGTTAGACGTAGTAAATCTTGTCCATTTTGCAAAGGCAAGCCAGAGTTAGAGGTTATTTTAAGCTGGAAACATTGGAGAGAAATTAGGAAATAATCTCATTTAATATTAAATCGAAAGGCTCACTTTTTCTACAAGTGAGCTTTTCTTTATGGAAAGAGGGAAGGTCTAAAATGAACAAAATTATTATATCATTGTTTCAAAAATTCTTCAATAGCCTTGCCCCATTTTTCTAATGTTTCCCTCGAATGGGTTCCCACTTCTTTAACTGAATAAGGTATCAGTTCTTCATCCAATGAAATCATGGCATGAGCAGTTCTGACTTCTTTTAATCTGCCATGCTCTCCTATAAATCTTAAAGCCATTTCTGAATCGGCTGATTTTTCTACTAATTTTCCTAAACTAACCTCGTCTAATTCATCCAGATGAACCAAAAAATAATCAAAAATCTCCTCCATATTACGCCAATTAAAGAAAGCTTTACTCAAGTGATTGATAGCCTCTTTTAATTCTGTGTCCACTTCCATCCTTTGTTTTCTAAGACTTTTGGTAGTAGCAGACACGGCCAAAACTGAATTAACTGCATTGGTTAAATCTCTGGTCAATTCTCTTAGTCGATTAGTAATGGGAGTATACAAATCCTCAGTCATCATTTTTTCCTTTAATTAAAGCATAGGTCAAATATAACCCAGAGACAATCCAACCAAAGGAAATCCAGTTCCACATAATTCGAGTTAGTCTTACGGTTTCAAAATTTTCTGGTTTGATTGCATCAATCAACCCATAAATAATCAGCATCCCAACATGAAATGCTGCAAACAAAGTAAACAGGGCCATCGCCTTAGTTATCCCATTTTTCTTTTGTAGAAAAAGAGAAATGGCCCCAGTCAAGAATCCAAAAAATAAAATACCGTTCAAAATTACTCTAATTCCCAGTACGTCCAAGTTCCTGCTCCAATCTTTCTATCTCTTCCTTGATTCTGTTTCTTTTGTTAATCAAAGGCAAACTATCATCGCCTTCAGCTAGTCTTTCTTCCAGGATATTTAAGTTCTTGTAATGTGCCATTAACTGCCTTTGTTTACTAGACCTATTTAGAGAATTTCCTAATTGACCTACAACCTCTTCCCCTTTGTTTTGTACATGGGGGGAATCTAGTTTTTCCATTAAGGCCAGCATAATAGCCAGTTCAAATGTCTCAAACCTTTCAGAGATTGCCGCCAGAACATCCCTAAAAGCATCATCCTTGAATAGATTTTTTTGTGCATAAGAGATAAGTATTTCGATGCGTTCAGATTGCCCCGCATACCGCTGTAAAACCTCCTGTAAACGTGTTTCTGCTCTATTTAATGCTTGTCTCTGTAACTCTCGATGCTGTCTCTCTAAATCAATCTTATCTTGTTCTAATTTGAGCGATTCAGATTTTAATTTTAATTCCTCTTCTTTGAGAAGATTGGCTTTATTTTGAGCCTCTAATAATTCAGTATTGACTTTAAGAAGATTATGTAATTCTTGTAAGGCATCATCATCTGACATACGAAAAATGCTCGTCAATTCAGCGAGTCAATTGACGAGCATCATTATAGATATTTTATGTCATTTATGAAAAAAGACAATTGTTAGAAATTCTATGAATTATACCTTATAAAAATTTACTCTAATCATTTAACACTGTCTTTAGACAATTTGATATTTATCTAAAATAAGATATAATATTTGTATGCGTAAGAGTTATAAATACAGATTTTTTCCAACTAAACATCAGCGAACTTTACTTAACCAGACCCTTGAACATTGCCGATGGGTTTATAACGAAACTTTGGCGATACGTAAAAATGCCTGGGAACAAAAAAAGAAAAATGTTTCTTACTACGATACCAAAAAGATGCTCCCTATCTGGAAGGAACAAAAGCCAGAACTGAATAATGTTCACTCCCAGGTTTTGCAAAATGTAACTGAACGGGTTGAATTGGCTTTTCAAGCCTTCTTCCGTCGAGTTAAAGCAGGTGAGAAGTCTGGTTATCCTCGCTTCAAAGGTTTTGGGCGGTATGATAGTTTTACCTTTACTCAGAGAGGGTTTAAGGTAGTCAATAACAGATTGCATCTGTCTAAAATAGGTAATATTAAAATAAAACTTTATCGTCCAGTTGAAGGTAAAATCAAAACCTTGACTGTTCATCAGGATAGATTGGGCAACTGGTATGCTTGTTTTTTTTGTGAAGTGGAACCTAAACCATTGTCTATATCTACTGAGATTGTAGGTATAGACTTGGGACTTAAGGAATTTGCTACTTTGTCTAATGGGGAAGTTATTAAACGTCAACGATGGCTTAAACAAGATGAAAAAGACCTTAAACGAACTCAACGCAAGATTAGCAAGATTGATAAATATGACCCTAAAAGAAAGAAAACTATCAAAGATTTGAACCACATCCATACCCGTATCAAAAACCGTCGAGATAATTTTGCTCACCAAGAAAGTAGAAAACTGATTAATCGTTATGGTTTGATTGTCTTTGAGAAATTGGATATTAACAAGATGCAAGCTAATGGCAACCGAACTATCAACAAAGGAATTGCTGATGTAGCTTGGGGTCAATTTGTGAGTAGAACTCACGTCAAAGCGGAAGAAGCTGGACGAGGGTTTATCCTGGTTGACCCCAAAAATACTACTCAACAATGTTCCGGCTGTGGTTCGATTGTCAAAAAAGATTTGTCTGTTCGTGTTCATGAATGTCCAAATTGTGGTCTAAAAATTGATAGAGACCTAAATGCTGCTATAAATATTTTGGCTCGTGGACTAGCGAGCTTTCGACTTAGAACGATAGAAGTCCCTGTTTTTTAACAGGGAAATAGTCACAAAGCATAAGAATTTATCTTAATACTGTTATGAACGAATATCCTTATAAACTCTTATCAATCGATTAAGGAAAGTCTGTTTGCAGTCAATGTTTCGAGTAGGGGAATCCCCAAAATGCTCAATAACCGCCATTGCTGCCTTTGCTGATGACCCCCCTCCATTCTTCAAAACTGCCGCAGAATACCCTACCATTCCTAATGCCTGTTTCACATAATCGGCAGATTCGTCAACTGCTTGTAACCATTTTCTTAAATCTTGATTACCTGAAATAATGAGTTTAATCAATTCTAACTCAGGGACTTTTTCAATTGAATCCCCATTGAAAGAGCCATCTAAAGCCTGCTGTAAATACCTAACAAATTGACGAGCATTTCCTCCAGATAATCCAATGACTTGATTTTTAGTCTTTTCATCAAGCTTGCAAGGGGTATTTGTTCTTTTCTCGTGCCCTACACATATCCATCCTGCCAACTTTTCAAATTCAGTTAAAGAAGGAGAGGTTAATCGAAATTCTGTTAATCGACTTCTGAGGGTAGGAATCAATTTCTCAGGATGGGTTGTGCAAGCCACAAAAAGGACATGTTCTGGTACAGGCTCAATTGTGACTAATAATCCGCTTTGAGCCTCTTCACTCAACTTGTGGATTTCATCCAAGAAGTAAACTCGATATTTAGAATCTAAAGGAAGATAATTGATAGTGGCATTGATGGAATTTCTAACATAGTCAATCCCTGTTTTATCACCGCAATTATATGGGTTCCCATCATAGGGTTGACCCAAGACAGCCTCAATATACATCCTGGCAATAGTGGTCTTACCTATACCAGAATCACCAGAGAATAAAACCTCTTGAATGATTTTACCTTTGCTTACATTATCCAAAAGAGTTTGAGCTACTTTCCGTTGAGTCTCTCCGATAAGCTGCTTGGGGTTTTTGGGTCTGTAGATTTCTGAAAATGAATCGCTCATTGGACCTCCTTGATCCATTGCTTAACTATATTTTCTTCACCGTAATCTTGCCCATTAGCTAAAGTATAAGCTAGAAGTCTGAGATTGGTTAATGCTTGCATTTTCTTATGGTTTCTGCTTCCATTGGGTTGTCTATTGCTCCAAGTTAAATATTCTGTGTCTACAAGTTCATCATTCAGATAAAAGCTCGTCAGTGAGCAAGCCCTCAACATTGCGAAATCCTCCTGATTTCATTTTGGATTTAACATCCTGATACCACTGTTGGATGTCACGAAAATTAAAAATATTCAGCAGATAAACAAGGCATAGTGACCTTATTATCTTTTGGTGGCACTTATGATGTAATAAAAGACAATTGTAAGACGAATGGATAAGCTCTGGTTTTTCCAGATTAGAAGCATCTTTTCTGCTGATTAGAGCATGATGAAGTTCTGAGGTATTATCTAAATCCTGCCCACAAACACATTTACCATCCTGATTGATGAATTGACAGATTCTTAAGTAAAGTTGAAATCTACCCCAATCTTCAATTCCTTTAGAATCTAAAACAAGTGGCGATTGTAAAGGGAATGACCATCCCTGCTGGTCAACAATTTCTAGTAGAAGTGTTTCGTCAAGCATTTTTTAATTCTGGTTTTTGACTGGTCTTAATTATAAACCAATTAGAACCACATTTTGGGCAGCTATAAATATGTTCGGCTAATTTGGGATTCTTTTCTAAAGGAAGAACAAAACCTTTCCAACCACAATCAGGACAATTTAACTTTGTTGCCTTCATAATAACCCAAAGTACCCTTCTTGAATATTGCTATCAGATTTAACATTAAATGAGCAACCCTTGAACAATGTTTCCTCGTTTGGATGAACCAAAACACATCCGGGTTGCCTATGAAATCTCTTTTCAAATCTGACAGTGGCCCATTCTAGGTCTGTCTGAATAGGTCGGTCTCCATTATCTCTGAACCAATAAAGAAATTCAGCTTTGATATTCATTTTATATTCTCTAAATCAATTTGTTGAAAATCTTTACAAGTTTTAGCTTTCAATTGACATTCCCTATAGGATTCTTCTGCATCTATATTTAATATATCCCAATAACCCAAATTACATCCAAGAGTAGTGTCATATCCAGGTGTCATATCCGAATAACCTTTTTCTCCCGGATTAAAATAGAAATTTTTACAAAATAAACAAAGCTTTTCCATATTTACCTCAATTTAACAGTTTTGAACAAATGCGATAAACAGTCAAATAATACTTATCATAATACCAAACATTCAACAGATAGCTTCCAGCGGGCATTTTGAATTGTTCACCAATCTTGTGAGACAATCCAGCGGCCCCAATATTGTGTTCCGATACAACTTCAAAAGAGGCTGTTTTTCCATCGGGGCCTATGCCAGTGTAGCTGTCACCTTCTGCCACAAAGAATGACTTTGATTCTGATACTTCTTCCAGATTGAACGACTTGATATTGTGGTCATCTGCTATAATCTGAATTTGGTGAACCACAGAAGGAGGGAATTTATCTTTAAGTTGTTTTGAGATTCTAAGTTTCATTTTATTCTCCTGCCAGAAGTACGTCATTTTCAAAAATCTGCTGCATCTTGAAATTAGCCCAAATAAATCCAGCCTGTAAAATCTCCAAAATCGCTGGACTTAAAAGGTCATAAACAGAGTATCTTTTTGCTTGCCCATACTTCCACAAAGTCACCTGCCAGCCTCGATTTTCTTGATAATGGATGGTGGCAAATTCACCAGTATATTTTTGTGGACAAAAGACAGCGGTCATAATTCCTCAATTCTGATAGGTTTCATCGTCCACATAATGCAATTGTGAACAATCAACCTTATTCAAGATTTCTTCGTTGACATTCAGATAGGTGGTGATGGGCTGTTTTTCGATTACCTCACCATTCTCAAAAATCTTGTGCCAATGCCCTGTATTTTCGCTGTAAGTAGATTTGTTACTATGGGGACGGATTAGATTCTTCACCCGGCGCTTGTCTATCCCTAAAATTTCACAATCAGTTCGAGCATCTTTGGATGAGACATAAAAAAGGTTGACCATTATTTTTGACATTTTTCTATCTCCAAAATTTAATTTCTGATTACATGAGAATTGTAACATAGAAATTAAATTTTGTCAATAGGCAATTAACATAAATTAGAAAATAATCAACTGTTCATCTGACTTATTTCTGGGAATATATTTTATATAATCTTCCCAACTAAAAGAAACATACCAACGTCTTACTACATATTTTTGAAATTTTAATAAATCTTGTCTTGTATTATCATAGACCATAGGCCAGGGCCAAACTCCCCTTTCTACCATCTTGTCAAAACGATAAAAAATCCTCTCCCATGTTTCAGTTGGGT